TTGTCAGGTGGCTGATATGAAAAATTATAAAATTAAGAAAAGAATCAGGGAAGGACTACTTGTAGGCGGTGCGTTTGCCGTAGGTTATACCGTCGGAATGATATTCATGCGTGATGCCATGTTAAAGAGTTTCAAGATGGCCATAGAGATGGCTTCCGAACTGGTTGAAGAAGCACAGAAAGTTAGTTAAGGAGTAATAATGGACAGCAGGTTGAGGGAAGCGCTCACTACGGCGGGTCTCATTTATTTCGGATTCTGTCTTGGTGAGAAGGTGAACAGAGTTCGTAAGCCGTTTGTAGATAGAGTAGACACGATCGCCGAGAAGGTTGAAGATAGTAAGAACGCGTTGGAGAAGATTAACAATTCAAACGAGAAATAGTTCGCACGATAAATTAGAAAAGGGAGAGTCTCTTAACAGGGGCTCTTCTTTTTGTTTTTCTATATTGATGTAAATGGAGTTTATATGTTCGATTTGATGGATCATCAACGAGAGGCGGTGGATCTACTCGAGAATGGAAGGATCTTGTATGGAGGAGTTGGAGCAGGAAAATCGCTTACAGCTTTGGCCTATTATATGGAACGAGAGATGCCGAAAGACATCTACGTTATTACTACCGCAAAGAAGCGCGACAGTCTCGAGTGGGAGGGAGAGGCCGCCAAGTTTGGAATTGGAACTTCATTATTCGGAACCATTGTCGGAGTTATTAAAGTTGACAGTTGGAACAACATTAAGAACTACCTGGACGTGGAGGATGCCTTTTTCATCTTCGATGAGCAACGAGTTGTGGGTCATGGATCTTGGGTCAAGAGTTTCCTGAAGATCGTACAGAGAAACCATTGGATTCTTCTGACTGCGACTCCGGGGGACGATTGGTCTGATTACGCTCCTGTTTTCGTTGCCAACGGGTGGTACAGGAATTTGACCCAGTTTCGTAATGAGCACGTTGTGCTCAAACCGTTCTCCAAGTACCCACAGATCATGAAGTATGTGAATATCGAGAAGCTCGAACGTTTGCGTAACGAGATCTTGGTTGAGATGCCATACATCAAGCATACGAACAGGATCTTGAATTATCTCGAAGCCGGCTATGATATACGATTATGGAATACAGCTGTTGTAGACCGTTGGCATCCGTATGAGAACCGTCCTATAAAGGATGTGTCTGAGTTGTTTCGTGTCATGCGAAAGATCGTGAACAGCGATCCCAGTCGTGTAGAGGTGATCAGGATGCTTTTGGAGGCCCACCCAAAGATGATCATTTTCTACAATTTTGATTACGAATTGGAGATTCTAAGGGGCCTTGAGGATGTAGCAACAATCGCCGAATGGAACGGTCACAGGAAGCAAGATGTCCCCGATGAGCCTACTTGGGCGTATCTCGTGCAGTACCAATCGGGTGCCGAGGGATGGAATTGTACGGAAACTGATGCTATGGTTTTGTACTCACTTACATATTCGTATAAGAATTTCATCCAGTCCCAAGGACGAATTGATAGAATCGATAGTCCGTTTACAAACTTGTATTACTATATACTTATCAGTTCGGCCCCCATTGACAAAGCGGTGAGAAAGGCTTTGAACACGAAAAAGAACTTCAATGAGCGTGATTACATGAAGAATGGGCTGTTTTCGGCAAATAATTTAGGCGCTGACGATAGGTCTGGCGGTGGGTTGCAACTGCTCTGAGCTGGTCCTATGAGTTCCTTGTATAATAATACAAATATTTTATTAAAAGTTAGTATTATAATAGAATAGGGTATATTAATATAGGACCTAAAGGAATCTATAAAGTTTTTAAACACCCTTTGCCGTGCCGAATCGCCGGTAAACGCCGGATCGAGGAAAAGTGGAAGAAACTGAGTATTGGACCCCGATCGAGAATTTTCCCAATTATGAGATAAGCAGTTTAGGTAGGGTGGTCAACACAGACACAGGAAGAATAATGAAACTGTCACCGACCGAATCGGGTGATTTGACTGTCGGAATGATGAAGGATGGGCATCAGTATCGTCGTTCAGTAAAACTTTTGGTTGCGAGAGCCTTCGTTCAAGGCGAAGATCCCATTTGTAATACGCCAATGATATTGGATTGCGACAAGCGAAATCTTCGTGCCGACAACATTGTTTGGCGTCCGCAATGGATTTCTCAAGAGTATCCTCGACAATTCGAAAACCCCCAATCTTGGTATGATTCGGGCCCAATCTTTGATTTATATGGTCAAAGAGGCTACGATACCATCGGTGACGCCGCTAGAGAAGAAGGTTTGTTGTGCAAGGAGATTCGAAGATCTCTTGTAAATGAAGTAAGACTACCTCCTTTTGGGCACCAATTTGTCTATTTGAGATAAAAATATACGAGTACGCAAAACAAACAGGCGTTATAATGAGAAGAAGGGAGAATGTCTTCGATCATAGGAGTAAATCATGAGAAATCGTTCTGTGATTGAAATTATGGTTTTAATTTTTACCCTTGTTGTCGCTTTTTCTTTGTTGGCTTTTGGATTTACAATCTCTATCATTGAGATCAAAAATCCAAGTGTTAACACAGATAAAGCAGCTAGTATTTTGTTTACAGCGATAAACATCATTATTGGTGCTTTACTAGGGATGTTAACTGTAAAAGGCACAGCCAATACCGAATTGAACCAACGTCCTGATGAAACTGAACCGAAGGATGTAACGGAGCGTACAGAATGAATAATATTGCTGTTCTTGCTGCTTGCGCTATTTCTTCAGGAGTTATGGTTGGAGGAGTGTTTGCTTGGCAAGAAGCAACAGGCCAAGAAACTTCCCCACCAGCTACATCTACTACTATTTCACCTTCAACAGATACAATTCTTATAGCGGGACCACCAGGACCAAGAGGAGAACCAGGTGAAGACGGTCGTGATGGCGTTGACGGTGATCGGGGTCCTAGGGGGTTACCTGGTTTACCTGGCACGCAGGGCCCACCGGGAAAAACCGTTGTCGGGCCTCAAGGACCTACAGGACAGACAGGACTTACTGGTCAGACTGGTTCCCAGGGAGCACAAGGGAAAACGGGTGCCACCGGTAGAACCGGACAACCAGGAATAGACGGTCGAAATGGTATCGATGGAAAAGATGGTGCTAAAGGCGCTCGTGGGGCTACTGGAGCACAAGGCCCCGAAGGACAGATGGGGAAACAAGGGATACAAGGAGAAAAAGGCGATAAAGGCGATCGAGGAGACCCAGGAATTCAAGGTGAGCAAGGAATACCCGGACCTCAGGGTGATCCAGGGCCACCCGGACCATTCTGTCCTGACGGATTTCACATAGAAATTGTATCTTTGCATCAAAGACAACCCGTTGATCAAGATTTGGAAGTTGCCGTTTGCGCTGCTGATTAGGAGACGCCATGAACGAGACCCAATATCGAGGGTTACTTCTTACAAAACTTCGAGATTTGTTTCCAGGGTGTGTCATTCTTCGTACCGACCCATCATACGTGCAAGGCATTCCAGACATTCTGATTCTCTTTCAAGACAAATGGGCAATGCTTGAAATCAAGATTTCAGGAAACGCTAGTGTTAGACCGAACCAAAGACATTATGTTGAGAGATTGGGTGAAATGTCATTTGCCTCATTTATAAACCCTGAGAATGAAGAGGAAGTGCTGAATGATCTTCAATTCGCATTCGGATTTGTTGGGGCAACACGCATTTCTTAGTCCGAGTAATTATCATTGGCTGAATTATGATGATCAAAAGTTGGAAGCTCGTTTTGTTGCTGCTATGGCTGCTAAACGTGGTATTGATTTACATAATCTTGCGCACGAGGCAATTCGTCTAGGGGTAAGACTATCTAAGACGAACAAAGCGTTGTCTACTTATGTGAATGATGCAATTGGATACAAAATGGAATGTGAACAAGTTTTGTACTATTCCAACAATTGTTTTGGCACAGCAGACACGATTTGTTATCGACGAAATAAACTGAGAATACATGATTTGAAGACCGGTATAATTCATACTTCGGAACATCAGTTGGAAGTTTATGCAGCATTGTTTTGTTTGGAATATGCTGTGTACCCATACGACATCGAAATTGAACTTCGGATTTATCAAAGAGAAGATATCAGAGTATTCGAACCATACCCTGAAACTATTGAGAACATTATGGAGAAAATTATAGAATTCGATAAGCAAATCGAAGAAATGAAGGCGTCAGATAGATTTTAAAGGGAGGCGAGAATGTTAATGGACGAAGAAGAGTATTTGGCGCATTATGGCATTTTGCGTCGTTCCGGTCGGTATCCATGGGGTTCTGGAAAGAACAAGAATACTAGAAATAAAATCTTTCTCGATTATGTAGAAGAATTGCAAGAAAAAGGCTTGTCCGAAGCTCAAATTGCTGAATGGATGAACATTTCACAAAAAGAGCTTAGAGACACAAAAACAGAAGCGAAAGCGCAACAGAAACAGTCTGAAATTGTGTTTGCTCAACGTTTAAAAGATAAAGGCGTGTCTGTTAATGAAATTGGTAAACGTATGGGCAAGAACGAATCGTCTGTAAGAGCGCTTCTTGCGCCTGGCGCTGCTGACAAAGCAAATGTGATTCAATCTACTGCCAATGCGTTAGAATCGGAAGTCAAATCAAATCGTTTTGTTGATGTTGGAGCTGGTGTAGAACATTTAATTGGTGTTACAAGGAATAGATTAGATGTAGCTGTCACCATGCTTGTGAACAAAGGATATGAATTGCTTCCTGTCAACTTTACTCAGTTGGGAACTGGTAAAGAGACGCATATGAAAGTTTTGTGTCCTCCTGGAACTACGCAAAAGGAACTTTGGGCTAATAGACATGAAATCGTTCAAATGAAGAAATTTACTGAAGATTTTGGTCGTAATTATTATGGTTTGCACGATCCAATCAAACTCAATCCGGATAGGGTTCAAGTTGTTTATGGAAAAGATGGTGGAAAGCAAGCAGACGGCGTAATTTATGTCAGACCGGGTGTAAAAGACGTCGATCTTGGTGGCGCAAGTTATGCACAAGTTCGTGTCGCAGTTGGTGATGGTCATTACATCAAAGGTATGGCTTTATACAAAGACGATCTTCCAAAAGGTGTGGATGTCGTCTTCAATACGAAGGCAGAAGATACTGGAAACAAGCTTGATGCATTTAAGGCCGTTAAAGATGATCCAGAAAATCCATTTGGCTCCATGGTGCGTCAAATTGTTGAAAATCCAAATACACCAGACGAACAAGTTACTTCTGCCATGAATATAGTCAATGAAGAAGGAAAGTGGGCTGAATGGTCTCGTACTTTGTCAACTCAAATGCTTTCCAAGCAAGATCCGACTCTTGCTAGACAACAACTTGATGTGACATATGAGAATCGTCTTCAAGAGCATGAAGACATCTTGGCTCTTACTAATCCGACTGTTAGAAAGAAATTACTTGAAGACTTTTCTGGTAGTGTTGATTCAGCATCAGTACATCTGAAAGCAGCAGCACTTCCTCAACAGGCTGTTCACGTAATTCTTCCAATTCAAAATATACAGCCAACTCAAGTTTATGCACCAAACTATGTTGATGGTACAACGGTCGTTTTGATTCGACATCCACATGGTGGAACCTTCGAGATTCCAAGATTGACTGTGAACAACAACAATCCTGAAGCAAAGTCAACTTTGGGTAACGCAAGAGATGCTATTGGAATTCATCACAGCGTTGCTGAAAGATTGTCTGGTGCTGACTTTGATGGTGATACCGTTCTTGTAATTCCAGATCCTAGAGGTCAGATTAAAGATACACCTGCTCTTGATGCATTGAAGAATTTTGACCCCATTGCAGCATACCCAGGTTATGAAGGTATGCCTAAGATGAAGAACACTCAGGCTGAGATGGGGAAGATCTCTAATCTCATCACTGATATGACGATTCATGATGCACCACCTGAGCACATTGCAAGAGCTGTCAAACATTCAATGGTTGTCATTGATGCAGAGAAACACAATTTGGATTACCGGTTGTCATACAATGACAATAACATCAAGGACTTGAAGAAGACGTATCAAACCGGTGGTGCTTCAACGTTGATCTCAAGGGCTAAAGCCCCCGTTCGTTTACCGCAAAGAGAATTACGTCGTGCTTCTGAAGGTGGTCACATTGACCCCGCTACTGGTGAACTTGTCTTTGTACCTACAGGTAAGGTGAGTTACAAAGGTAAGCCGTTAACAACTAAGAGTACTAGGCTTGCAGAAGCCAAGGATGCAAGTGAGTTGTCATCTGGTACACGTATGGAGTTGATCTATGCAGAACACTCTAATAGATTGAAGGCTCTTGCTAATCAATCTAGACTTGAGTCCCTACGTACACCACCAGCAGAGTGGTCAACTTCAGCTAAGAAGACTTATGCTAATGAAGTTGAAACACTCAACGCCAAGCTATCCCTGGCCAAGGAGAACAGTCCTTTGGAAAGGCAAGCACAACTATTAGCTACTACTTGGCTTAAGGCTAGGAAGGATGCTAATCCTGACATGGATGATGAGACCTATGCTAAGATCAAATGGCAAACACTAGAAGAAGCCCGCTTCCGTACAGGTTCTGGTAAGAAAAGAATCAGGCCTACACAAGCAGAGTGGGACGCTATTCAAGCCGGTGCCATCAGTAATTCAAAGCTCAATGAGATACTGTACCATGCAGACATGGATAGCATACGTAAGCTAGCTACACCAAGGGACAAGCCGTTGATGACGTCTAATAAGATTCAGAGAGCTCGAGCTATGATGGATCTAGGATACACGAGAGCAGAGATAGCTCATCAACTAGGTGTATCAATCACTACTTTAGATAGAGGTTTACATTAGATCATTACTACTAAGATTAATAGTTACTAAAGAGTTTCT